TTTGCAGGGTGGGGAGATAGATCATTAAAAGCTAAAGAATGGAATAAAAATTATATTGGTTATGATAGTTCAGAAGAAGCCATAAGAATTGCTAATGAAAAAGGTTGTAAAAATATTTTAGCTAATAGTTTGACAGCAGAAATACCTAATCACGATGGCTTAATTACTTGCCCTCCATATTGGAATTTAGAAAAATACAAAGGAAATGGAATTGATAAAGAACAAACTTGGAATAATTTTAAATCACAATATAAAAAAATTTTAAATAGATGTTGGTCTAAAGCAGAAATAAATTCTACTTATTGCATTTTAGTTGGAGAATGGCGAAAAAATCATATTTTTTATGATTTAGAGTACGAAACCAGAAAAATATTTAAAGATCTGGGTGCTACTTTTTTTGACCAAATAATTATCAGTAGAAAAAAAATTAGCAAAATAAAAGTAATGTTGCCACAAGCAAAGCGACTTGGATATTCAGTAAGAGTACACGAAACTTTATTAATTTATAAAAAAATGGAAGCTGTATGAGTGAAGATATAAAATTTCCTTATCAAGATTTTTATTTTGGAGATTGGCTAACAGGAACAGCACATTTAAGCCATCAACAAAGAGGAATTTATATTACACTATATGCACAGTCTGGAACATTAAATGGAAAAGGACTGCCAAATGATTTTTACCAATTATGTCGAATAGCTGATTTGTATGATCCAGACATTGAAAAAATGGAAGAATTAAAAAAAGATTTAATGTTTGTAATTAACGATAAATTTACATTAATTGATGGTCGTTATCATCAGTTAAGACAGAAAAAAGACAGGGAAAACAAGGTTGATATTGTTAAATTAAGGCAAGAATCTGGGAAAAAAGGAGGTCTAGCAAAAGCCAAGCAAAACTCTAGCAAAGTATCTGATTCTGATTCTGAATCTATATATAATAATATATGGAGTAAGTTATCCATTAGGAGAGGATCAAAGCAGGTTGCCTATGCTTCTTGGCTTAAAAATGCCAAAGACATAAAACCTGAAATCCTGATAGAAAAATACAACTCTCTTTGCTCCCAAGCTGATGATCCTAAATTTATTCCTCACTTTAGCACTTGGTTAAATCAAAACAGGTGGGAAGAAGAACTACCAACTAAAAAAGAAGAAACTTATAATGTTCAACCTGAAAAATCTTATAAAGATTATGTCTGGTTTGTTAAAAAAGGTATGAGAAGCACTAGAATTTCAGATGATATGGTCAGGCAAATGAGAAAAGAAAATCTCATAACCGAAGAAGAATTTAAAAAGTGGTAGATTTACGAGTTTTGTCTCTTGGAGCAGGAGTACAATCAACAACATTAGCACTTATGATTGAACATGGAGAATTACCAATGGTGGATTGTGCCATATTTGCAGATACAATGTCAGAGCCAAAAAAAGTGTATGATCATTTAGATTGGTTAGAAAAGCAAATATCTTTTCCATTGTATAGAGTTTCAAAAAGCAATTTAAAACAAGATGTATTAGATGCAGTTGATGGTAAATATAAATTCTTAACCATTCCATTATGGAGTTATCATTCTGAAACAAAAAGAAAAGGTATATCAAGGCGTACTTGTACTGCTGATTATAAGGTTGCTCCTATAAACAAAAAAGTAAGAGAATTGCTTGGTTATAAAAAAGGAGAACGAGTTAAAAAAGGTACACAAGTTGAGATGTTAATGGGTATTTCTTTAGATGAAATAATAAGAACTAGAGTAAATCAATTAAAATATATTAAAAATATTTATCCATTAATAGAATTTCAAATGCGTAGGCATCATTGTTTAGAATGGATGGAAAAAAATAATTATCCTAAACCTCCACGATCTGCTTGTACTTTTTGTCCATTTCATTCAAATCAAGAATGGAAAAATGTTAAACAGAATAAAGAGGAGTGGGAAGAAGTTGTTGCTATGGATAAGGCAGTTAGAAAAGCATCAAAGTTAAGAGATTTTAATGAGTTGTATTTGCATAAAGATAGAGTGCCATTAGATGAAGCTGATTTAGAACCAAACAAGGATCAACAAGATTTATTTGATGATATTTGTGATGAAGGTATGTGTGGTGTTTGATGGTAAAACAAAAGAAAAAAAAGAAAAAAGATAGAGTTCCTATTGAACTTGGCAGCCAAGAGCTAGAGAGAAATGAAGATGGCACATTAACCAGGAAAGTTGATGGAGAAAAGTTTAGATTTGCTTTTTATGGTCAAGATAGACATTTAGAAAAAGTACATAATTCAGTCTTAGAAAACTATTATGCTAGAGGATTACTGGACATTAAGGATAGAGAATTAAATAGTAAAAGATTTTGGGCAGGAGATAGATTTGAAAAATTATGCCATAGATCAGGATTAGAGCCAAAGATTACAGCTAGACTAGAAGAGTTTATTGGTGGCACTAAAGAGGATTTTGTTCATAGAAACATAGATGCTCATAGTGAATTTCATATTATCATCAAAGAGATAGGAAAGTTTTGGGATATATTGTGGGTTGTCATTGTGAGAAATCAACCTGCTCAAAAAAGAATGGATGAACTTCGAGAAGCTCTTGATAGATTAATTTTATATTATGATATGTAAGTTTTGTATTTGTTCCTATTAACAAATCAATCGTAAATCCTTATAAATATATACACTCACTATAATTGTGAATAGTTTTATAGCCATCTTTTAAAGATGGTTTTTTTATTATGTCAGAACAGAAACTTTGGATTGCTGTTCTTGTGCAGGGTTTAACCGATGCTTTAGGAAAATTCCTTTGGATGACGAGGTTGAATACCAAATACGAGCAGGAAGCTAAAGACTGGCTTACAAGCAAAGATTTCAGTTTTATTTGTTCACTCGCAGGTATGCAGCCAAACCAAGTCAGAGATATTTATACTCAAATGAATCGGCATAAACATTATCTTACTTTGGAGGACATTAGGTATTTATTGAATGAAACTTTTAATAGACGATCTGTATTGTAGTATGGTTATGGTAGATAATCCTGAAACAAAGCAGCCAGAAATAATTGTTAGGTTTGCAAACTTTAAGACTGAAGAAGAAGCAATACAATTTGCCCATTACTTCAAGAGCTTACCAGAATACACAGAGTATATGCAGCCATTGGATGAAAAGGTAACACTACACTAATGCCTGAACAACAACAAATCATTCCAGTTAAAAAAGGGAGACCGACCAAGTATTCCAAGTCAATTGTTAAAGAGATATTGGACAAGCTCTCTCGTGGTATAAGCATAAGGGATGCAGTAAAAGAATGTGGTATAACTTGGCAGTCTTGGAGGAATTGGATCTTAAAGGATGAGAAGCTGAGAGAAGGTTACATCAAAGCCAAAGAACTCGGTATAGAATATATTATTGGAGATATAGATAAACGAATAGAGAATGCCTTAGACAAACAAAAGATTAGTATGTCGGAGGTAAAGCTACTGGAAGTCTATAGTAAGAATATGCAATGGAAAGCAGGGAAATTATCTCCCAAGCAGTACGGAACTGAGAAGCAGCAAACTCTATCTATAACTGATAGCGATGATAAGAAGATAGAAATAAGTTGGCAAAGTGATTAAATATACTCCAATTGTATATGAAAAGAACACTAAATAGATAGTAAGTAATAGGTAAAGGAATAGATCCAATTGATAAAAAGGTAATGATTTCAAGGATGATTTATGAAATAGCTCTTTTTTTACACAAAAAGCTCATGTAATTTCATTTTTTTAACAAAAATAATAAAAAAATTTAAAATATTAAATATTTTAGATCCAAAACTTTCCCAAATTATTAATTTATGGCTGAAATCTAACAAAAATATATCATTGGGTATGAGTTTCTAGGAAAAATAATTTAAGTACCCCACGAGGTCTGAGCAATTGCAATTGCAACCAACTTTAACACAAAACAAACTTCTTATGAGTTTTCAAAAGAAAAACAATTTTATAGCCAAAGAATTACGAACACCGAAATATAAAATGCGAGTAAATAAAAACAAGAAAAAATACACTAGAAGAAAACCATTTAATGATCCTTTTAAGGAATTAGTGGAAGCCATGAATAATAAAGCCAAGTTTGATGGTAATGCAGGTCAGGGTGTTGTTAAGACAAGAGATGTCGAGAGAATGGCTGATGTACTCAATGAGCAGGGAAGTAAGGATGCGTGAAAATTGTTATACCCTACAAACCACGAAAACATCAAAAGGAAGTTCACAATAAGTTAAAACGATTTAATGTGCTTGTCTGTCATAGACGATTTGGCAAGACTGTTCTTTGTATTAACGAGATTTTAAAAAAGGCAATGCAAAACACTTTGCCTCGACCACGATACTATTACCTTGCACCGACCTATTCAATGGCGAAAAGGACAGCATGGGATTATTTGAAAGAATATACTGGTGTTCTTCCAAATGTTACTTACCACGAAACTGAACTTAGAGCCGATTTACCCAATGGAGCTAGAATACAGCTTCTAGGATGTGAGAGACCAGATTCTCTTCGTGGATTATATATTGATGGAGTTATCTTAGATGAGGTTGCACAAATGCCACCTCGATTATGGACTGAAATTATCCGACCTGCTTTGAGTGATAGAGAAGGATGGATGGTTGCCATTGGCACTCCTCAAGGACATAACGCATTTTTTGATTTATACGATTATGCTAATCATCAAGAAGGATGGTATGCTGAGACTTTTAAAAGTTCTGAGACTGGCATTATATCGGATTTAGAATTAAACGAAGCAAAACACTTGATGCCAGAAGAAGTCTATGAGGCAGAATTTGAATGCTCATTTGATTCAGCAGCACTAGGATCAATTTACGCAAAAGGTTTAACCAAAGCTGATGAAGATGGAAGAATTACTAAAGTTCCTTATCAGACCGATATTAAAGTAAATACTTTTTGGGATTTAGGAATGCAAGATAAAACTGCGATTTGGTTTGTCCAAATCAAAGGATCAGCATTTCACATTATCGACTACTATGAGAATAGTGGCGAGAGTTTAGAATTTTACGCATCTGTTTTAGATGAAAAAAAATATTTATACGATACGCATTACCTCCCACACGATGCAAATGTGAGAGAATTGGGAACAGGTGTGAGTCGTGTTGAAACTGCACAAAGTTTAGGTATGCGAACTTCCATTGTTCCCAAGCTCTCCATTGACGATGGTATCAACGCAGTTCGAATGATTCTGTCTCGCTGTTGGTTTGACCACGAAAAATGCAAAGATGGACTCGATGCCTTACGACAATATCGTTGGGCAGTATCCGATAAGGGAGAAGTAAAAAATAGACCAGAGCATTCCTGGTGTAGCCATGCAGCCGATGCTTTTAGGTATTTCGCTGTGGGCAATAACCAGTCTAGCGAATGGACAACAAAAATTGAATATAAAAATATAGGAATAGTTTGAACAATTTTTATTTAGGAGATTGTTTAAATATATTACCAACAATTAATAAGGAAAGTGTTGATTTAATTATTACTTCTCCACCTTATAATATTGGAAGATCATATAATCAGTATGATGATAATAGAAAAGATTATATTGAGTGGCTAACATTAATACTTAATGATTGTTGTAGAATACTAAAACCAAATGGTCATTTATTTTTAAATTTAGCATCAACAAAAAATGATCCTTTTGCTTGTTATAAAATAGCAGAACGATTAGATTGGAAATTACAAAATAACATCATCTGGGCAAAGTCAGTTGAAATTGATGGATATGTAAGAGGATATTCAACACCAACATCAAGTAAAAGATATTTACAAAATGGTTGGGAGCATATTTTTCATTTTACTAAAGAAGGTAATACAGAAATAGATTTAGAGTGGTCTGGAGTTCCTTATAATACAGATTATAATAATGCAGCTAGGAATGAAAAAAGAAGTGGCAAAAATTGGAGATCAACCACGACTTGTTGGTATTACACTTATAAAAGTAAAGCGACTAAAGAAATTACAAAACAGATAACAGGAGACAAACTTCATCCTGCTATTTACCCAAATAGTTTAGTTGAAAAATGTATTAAAGTTTCTGGATTAAAAAAAGGTATTGTTTTAGATCCTTTTATGGGAACTGGCACAACAGGTATAGTTGCTCAAGAATATAATTTAAAATTTACAGGTATAGAAATAGATCAAGACTATTTTGTATTTGCAAAAAATAGAATTGAAGGAATAAAAAAAAATAAATGGCACGATTAACAAAAACAAAATTACTAGCTTTAATCTCACAGGAGATTCAAAACTCTTTAGGATTTTATTCTAGTGATTTAGCAACACAACGAAAAAATGCTCTCAAGTATTATTTGGGAGAGCCACTCGGCAATGAAGTTGAAGGCAGAAGTAGTGTTGTATCACAAGATATATTAGAGGTAGTGGAATCAATACTCCCAAGTCTAATGCGTATGTTTACGCAATCAGATAAGGTGGTAAATTTTGAGCCAACACATCCTGAAGATGTGCCATACGCAGAACAAATAACTGATTACTGTAATTTTATATTTAATCACGATAACGATGGATTTGGTATTCTTCAATCCATGTTCAAGACTGCTCTCTTGCAAAAAAATGGATTTTGCAAAGTCTATTGGAAAACATCCAAAGAGCAGAAAAAAGAAAGATATAAAAATTTAGATGAAACACAATATCAAGCTCTACTCATTGATGATGAAGTGGAAGTTATTGATGTAAAAGAAAATGTCGATGAACAAGCTGAAGCTCTTATTGAGCCAGGAATGGAAGGAATGGCTGAACAAGTTATTACCTCCTATGATGTGGAAGTTAGACGAGTAAAAGAATATGGAAGAGTGGCAATTGATCCTGTTCCACCAGAAGAAATATTAGTTTCTCCTAGAGCTAAAACTTTGCAAGATTGTGATTTCATTGCACATCGAGTTTCTAAAACTGTATCGGAACTTATCAATATGGGTTTCGATAAAAAAGATGTTGAATCCCTGCCAAGTGCTGAGATGGAAGTCTTTAACACAGAAGCAATGATAAGACGAAATTATGATGATTCAACAACTGAATTAAATGTAAGCAACATTGATCCTTCAATGCGAGTTGTTATGATAACCGAGTGTTATATGAGAGCTGACATTGATGGCGATGGCATAGCTGAGTTACGCAAGATTGTGGTGGGTGGAAGTGGAAATAACTCCTATGTTATTTTAGAAAACGAAGAAATATCTGTTTTACCATTTGCTATGTGTGTGGCAATACCAATGCCATTCAGATTTTTTGGTTTATCCATGTATGATTTGTTAGCAGATGTGCAGCTAATGAGTACAAGTATTATGAGACAAACTCTCGATAATATGTATATGCAAAATTCAGCTAGAACAGTTGTCGTGGATGGTCAAGCAAATTTAGATGATTTATTAACAACAAGACCTGGTAGCATCGTTAGAGTAAAATCGCCTAATGCTGTTACTCCTCTGCAAACTCCAAACTTCTTAAATGAAGGTTTGTCGATGTTAAAGAAAATTGATGAGGTAAAAGAAAAACGATCTGGTGTTCCCAATCAACTAATGGGATTAAATCCTGATACAATTAATAAAAGTCATACAACTGCACAATCAGTTAATCAAATGATGAATAGCTCAACACAACGCATTGAGTTAATTGCAAGAAGTTTTGCTGAAGGTGTAAAAGAAATTTTCAAGAATGTACTATCGGTGGTATGTGAATACCAAGATAGAGAAAGAATTATAAGACTAAGAGGAAAATTTGTCAGCATAGATCCTAGAGAATGGGTTAATCGTTATGATTGCACAGTTCAAGTAGGACTTGGCACAGGAAATCAAGACCAACGACTAGATGTGTTGGCAAAAGTTTTAGGTGTGCAAGAAAAATTGCTACAAGCAGGAGACATGGGATTAGTAACTCCACAAAATATCTACAACACTTTAGAAAATTATTTACAAAATAGTGGATATAAGGATGCGAGTCAGTTCTTTGTCAATCCTGCAACGACACCTCCACAGCCACCAAAAGAGCCACAAGTTGATCCTGCTATTCAATTAGCACAACAAGATTTACAAATGCGACAACAAAAAGCTCAAGCTGATATAGAACTCAAAGCTCAAAAACAAAAAGCTGATGAAATGTTCAAAGCAGGTAAATTAGATTTAGACCAACAAAAACTAGCAACCGATATTATTAAACAAGAAAAAGGCAATCAGATGGAAAAAGAAAAACTAGCATCAAAAATTATTGATAGTGCGATGATAAGTGAGAGTTACCGATAATGGCAACTTTTACTCCTTTTATGCAAAGCACCGAAGCACAAAACATTATCAATAATTATCTTGGTGGTAATTATGCTGCATCGCCTAATGTAAATAAAGCAGGTGTATATCGCAATCCTATATTTGATTTACGAACTGAACAAGAAAAAGCAGGAACACTTGATCCATCAGCATTATATCCAAATCCACAAATAGATTTTAGTGTTGCTGATGTACCAGTTGATCCTTGTCCTCCTGGTTATGAATTGATTGATGGTATATGCCAACCGATAGAAAAATTTGGTCAGTCTGCTTATCAAGAAAAAAACGATGACAATAATCAAGAAGAACGACCTTATATGTCTATTAAAGAAATGTCAGAAGCAAGTGATTATGAATTATTAAAATACCTTGATGATGGTTGGTTAAAAGGCGATAAATTTAACGCAACTATTGGTGGTACTATAATGCCACCTGCACTTGGTCTAGTTTTTGGTGGTCAAAATAAAATGAGAAGAGATTTTATTATAAATGAACTAACGAGAAGAGGATATGCAACTGGAGTAAACGATAAAGGTCAAAATACTTTTAATCTTGGCAATGTTTTTGGTATTATAAGTAATGCAGAAGCAGCGAACAAAGGTATAAATGAAAATCAAAAAGGTTTTTTCACACCAGAAGAAATAAATTACCAAATACAAGCTAAAAATGAAGCAGACGCATTTTCTGGTAATCCTTATGCTCAGACAATGACTCCAACTGAAGTTATTGCTGATGCAGTAGCTTCTGGTGGAACAGTAAATCCTTATGAAGTACAAAATATTAATGCAGGAACAAATAACAATACAAATTATCAACAATATTTTAGTAATCCAACAACACCTGCTGATAATTTTTATGATGATGAGTCAGGCATTTAATGGATTTAGAAAAAGAAAAACAACGAGGTTTAAGAGCTAAAGCAATACTGGAAGATGATTTGTTTGTGGAAGCTGTTAATACAATAAAAACGAGTTTATATCAGGAGTGGCAAAACACTCCGATACGAGATTCCGAAGGGCGAGAAAAAATATTCTTAATGACAAGAATGTTTGATAGTCTTTTGGTGCAACTGAAGTCTGTTTTAGAGACTGGAAAACTAGCAACAAAACAGACCGATAAAAAATAAGGAGTTATAATGGCAGAGCAATCTGAAACAAAAGATTCTGCTGTTTCAAAACCAACCAACACACAAGCTGAAACAGCACAGGCAATCGCTACCCTTTTAGACAATAAAGAGACTGCAAGGAACGATGAGCCAAAAACATCAAAATTGGAAGATAAGAACAGCGATCTTGAAAAAGACACCAATGATCCTATCCTAGAAGATTTAGATGTCGATAACATAGTAGATAACGATGAAGCCAAATTAGAAAGCCAAGAGGAGCTTTATGATATTACTGTAAATGGTAATAAAATTAAAGTCACCCTTGATGAGCTTCTAAAGGGTTACTCTAGGGAATCTGACTATACACAGAAAACTCAAGATTTAAGTAATCAACGCAGGGATGTAGAATCAATGCGAGAGAACTTGAAGAAAGAGTTGGATGCAGTCAAAAATTCTCGCACTCAATATGCTCAACAATTAGATACATTGTCAAAACAATTGAGTCAGGAAGATAACATTGATTGGGATACTCTCTACCGAGAAGATCCTGCCGAGTATGTAAAAAGAAAGGCAGATGCCGATAAACGCAAAGAAGCGATCCAACTTGCACAGCAAGAAAGACATCGCATTCACGAGGAAGAACGCAGAGAACAAGAAAAAGTCTATCAAGACTATCTTGAAAAAGAACGCAGAATCCTCGCTGAAAAATTGCCAGTTTATAGCGATCCTAATAAACGAGAAGAATTTACAAGACGATTAACGAGCTTTGCCAAAGAGCAAGGTTACACCGATCAAGAAATTGCTATGATGGTTGACCATCGAGCAGTTTTAACTTTAGCTGATGCTTACAGGTATAACCAACTCAAGAAAACAAAGTTAGCAAGTAAGAAAGTAAATAAAGCTCCAAAAGTTGTTACTTCCAATGCCTCAAATGTAAGAGATGAATCTGAAACGAAACAGCGAATTGATGCAAAAAAATCGCAACTCCGAAAAAGTGGAAAAATGCAAGACGCAGTAAACATTTTAGAGGAGATGTATTCTTAACATTTAACTAAAAAGGAGTAACAAGTAATGGCACAACCAACCAATACTTTCGATACTTATGATAGTGCAAATGCCATAAGAGAAGATTTAGCTGATGTTATCTACAACATAGCACCAACTGAAACACCTTTTATGAGCAATGCTTCAAAAGGATCGGCAACGAATACCCTTCATCAATGGAATACTGATGGTTTATCAGCAGTAGCAGTAAATGCACAAGTTGAAGGAGACAATGTGGATGGAGCAGCTCTCACAGATGTCGAGAGACTAACCAACTACACGCAAATTTGTCATAAAGCTGTTACTATTTCTGGAACTGACGATGCAGTCAATAATGCAGGAATGGGAAAACAAATGGCTTACCAAATGGCAAAAGCAGGTAAAGAAATTAAGAGAGACATGGAAAATGCAATGGTGGGCATTGAGCAAATAAAAGTGGCAGGAAATGCTTCTACTGCTCGTAAAAGTGCCTCAGTTGGAACATGGTATGGCGGCAATATAATTGGTACTGGCGGTGCAACCGCAGCCAATAACTTTGCTAAGAATGGCTCTCCTTCTGCAACACCAACTGGAAATGGTGCAACTGCAATCGCAGGTGGTACTAATAGAACTTACACCGAAGATTTACTTAAAGCAGGTCTATTAAAGGCATTTGATTTAGGTGGAAATCCTGATACAGTTCTTATGACTGCAAGTCATAAACAACTAGCATCAGCTTTTAATGGTGTAGCAACTAAGTACAAAGATGCTTCAGACAAAGTGTCAATCGGCACAACTGATATTTATGTATCAGATTTTGGCGAAGTAGCTTTTGTTCCTGATCGTTTCCAAAACGCAAACAGAGTTGATATTTTGCAAATGGATATGTGGAGTGTAGACTTCCTTAGACCATTCCAAACTAAAGACTTAGCGAAAACTGGAGATGCAGATAAGAAAATGATGTTAGCTGAATGGTGCTTAACAGCAAAAAATCCAAACGCATCATATGGTATATTTAACTTAACTGCATAATTATTTGTAGAGTAAGGATAGGGAGGCGAGTCATCGCCTCTCTATTATAACAATTTAAACAGGAGACAAAAATAATGGGGATTTTTTCCAATCAAAAGCATTCTTCACGATTATACAAAGTTGTTAAAGATGCTTGTTCTAGTGAGCCAATGGTTACTTATGGGAGTAAGAAACAATCAAAAGAAACAGCTAGAGGTGCAAGACAATACAATCCTTCCTTGAAAAGAAGATCAGATCAAGGATTGAATGTTATGTCCACTATTGACCAAGACATAATGAGAGCAGTCGGCAAAGGTGCATAAATTTTATGGCTACAACAAAGATTTCACTTAATGAGCCAGGAGATCAATCATCAGTAAAAACTAATTTAATTATTGATGAAGCAGAAGGCAAAACACATATTGAAAATGTGCAAGATGTTGAAGAAATTATTAAAGCCAATAAAATAGCACAAAATGAAGGTGCATACAAATCAAAGGCACTCAAAGATGCAAAAGGATATAGAGTAGCACGACTGCCGAATATCATTGTGCATCAATTAGCAAAAAAAGGAATATTAACACTTACAGGACAAGTTTTAGACAAGCCACGATTTTTTAAGTGGCTAAATGATTCAGATAACAGACACTTTAGAATTTATACAGGAAATTTATAATGGCATTAGACACTTACGCAAATCTAAAAACAGAGATTGCAAATTATCTCAACAGGACAGATTTAACTTCATATTTAGATACCTTTATAGATTTAGCTGAAGCACGACACGCAAGAGATTTACGAGTTCGTGAAATGGAAAGTGTTGATACAAGTATTACAACTGTTGCAGGAACACAATCTTATGACTTACCAACAGGTTATTTAGAAATGCGATATGTAACTTGGCAATCTAATCCTTATACTTTCCTAGCTTATATGACTCCACCAGATTTTTTCCGAGTATATAACGCAGGAGAAGGATCAGGCAGTCCAAGTTATTACACTATTGTTGGAAGTAAAATTTATTTAGGAAAACAACCTGATGCAGCAAATGTATTAGAACTTGGTTTTTTTAAAAGACCAACAGCTCTATCAAGTTCCAATACAACAAATGATATTTTAACTTATTTTCCTGATTTATATTTATATGCTTCACTTGCTGAGAGTGAGCCATTTTTAATGAATGATGAAAGACTCCCAGTATGGGCAGGATTATATAAAGAAGGAGTAAATAGTGCTAACAATTCAGCTTCACAAGGCAGAACTTCTGGATCGCCTTTGAATATGTCAGCAAGAATGGTGGTATAAATGCCTGATATAGAATTTGGGCAGTTACAAGCTGACTTGCCGACTTATCAAAATACAGGTGCAATTAAAGTTGATAATGTAATTCCTTTATCTAAAGGTTATAGGTCTTTTCCTAGCTTTGCAGCTTTAAGTGGAACAGGTTTAAATACGACACCAGTTGGATTATTTACATCTTTTTCTGATGGTGGATCTACCAACTATGCAGGAGATGAAACAAAACTGTATCAAATGGATACAAGTTTAGTATTTCAAGATAAATCTAAAGCAGGTGGATATAGTAATTCTACCACAGAAGGATCAAGAGACTTTTGGGCATTTACGCAATTTGGTAAAAACATTATTGCCACTAATCATGCTGATTATATACAAAAATTTGAACAAGGAGCTGATAGCTTATTTTCAGATTTAACTGATTTTAAAGCAAAATATTTAGCTGTTGTTAGAGACTTTGTTGTTACAGGATTTACAACTGAATATGAAACAGCAAAAACTTTTGACTCTAATACTATTTCAAGTAATCAAATAACGATTACCAGTCATGGTTGGGCAACTGGAGACACAGTTATTTATGATCGCAATGGTAATACTGCTTTAACAAACTTAACTGATGGGAGTACCTATTATGTTATTTATGTTGCAGCAAATACTATTAAATTAGCGACAACTTCAGCTAATGCCACAGCAGGAACAGCAATTACTTTAACTGCTACTGGTGGAAGTCAAACACATAAATTACAAAAGTTTGATGTTAATAACCAACGAGTAAAATGGTCAGGAATTAATGATAGTTCTACCTGGACTCCAAGTCAGACAACACAATCTGGTTATCAAGATATTGTTGGTGTTCATGGAAATGTTCAAGCAATAGTTGGTGGAGAAAGTTTTGGTGTGGTTTTTATGGAAAGAGCCATCTACCGAATGGATTATGTTGGAACTCCTTTAAAGTTTCAATTTACTAAAATAGCCGATAACATTGGTGCTTTTGCTCCACGATCTGTTTGCTCTTTTGGTAATATGATATTTTTCTTGGCTCAAGATGGTATCTATAAATTAGAAGGTGGACAACAATTAACACCTATTGGAAAAGGTCGTATTGATGATTTTCTAATGAAAGATATTACTTCTAATTTAGAAGGCATATCATCAGCGATTGATCCTAATAACAGTCTAGCTGTGTGGAGCTATCGAGGTGCAAATGCAACTGGATTACCGACAAGCACAGTTAATAACAGATTGTTATGCTACAACTTTAATGTTGATAGATTTGCAACTGGATCAGGACAAAGTTTAGAATTTATTGCCACAGCTTCCCAAGAAGCATTTAACACTTTAGAAAGTTTAGATGTGTTAGGAGAACTAGAAGGATTACCTTATAGTTTAGACTCCTATGCGTATGGCGATAATATAGTTGGTTTATCAGCTTTTAATGCCGATAAAAAATTTGGAAAGTTTTTAGGATCAAGTTTAGATGCAACTGTTGATAGCACCGAATTTGAAGGAGCAAAGAATAGACGATCTACTTTACTTGGAGCAAGACCAATTGTTGATGCTGATGGTAATGATACAACAATAACTGTTACACCTATTACAAGACCTTCACAGGCAGATAGAATTACAATTGGAAGTGCAGTCACATCATTAGATAATGGTAATTGTCCTTTGCGATCTTCTAGTCGCTATCATCGACTACGAGTAAAAGTATCAGGAAATTTTTTAACGATGTCTGGCATTGATGTTCAAGCTAGACCAGAAGGAATGAGATAATGGCAACAAACCAATATCTTAATGTACCGATTTCGATACCTGACTCTGCATTACATTTGCGAGTCGTATCACAAGCATTAAATAATACAATTGATGGTAAGTTAAACTCAACAGGCAATATTACATTGACTGCAAGTGCAACTTCATCAACCTTGACTGATAGAAGGATAGGAGAAAATTCAATTATATTATTTATGCCAACTACATCGAATGCCAATAGTGCAAAAGATGATTTGTATGTTTCAGCGAGAGCTGATGGAAGTGCAACTTTAACTCACGCAAGTTCTTCTAATACCGATCAGACTTTTGGTTATTTGGTTATTGGATGATTGTTAAAGTACCACCAGAAGATTTACATATCATTTGGAATGAGGTTGAGCCACAAATAAAAAAAGCTCTTGATGACTGTTATACAGCTCAAGATATTTTAGATGGCTTAATTCAAAAAAGATTTCAATTGTTTATCAGTTGGGAAGATAAAGTGGAAAGTGCAGTCATTACAGAA